ATTTTTAATGCCCTTAGAGATGCACCAACAGGCGTGCAGAATCAGATGGTTGGTCAGCCTTCTAGAGTACCTGGCTACTCTCAAGGTTTAGGTCAAGCGCCTGGTCAAATGGCATTACCACCAGAGCCTATGCCTATAGGCAGACCTACAGCAGTTGTAGGTGGTCCAGCATATTTTACTCCTCAAGGCTACAATGCCCCACCTCAACCCACACAAGCTTTCATGCCAACTGATGTAAGACCTGATCCAATTGGGCAACAGTTCATGCGTCAAATGGAAAGCCCTATGGGTCAACAGTTTCAAGCTCAGTACGAAGCAACACAAGCTCCAATGAGAGAAGCTGAGATGGCAAGACGCGCTGAAGAACAAGCAGCTCAAGATGCAAGGTTCCAAGAAATGATGGATCGTATTGCAGAGCTTGAAGGTCAACTGGCTCAACCTGAGCCTATGCCTGAACCTTCTCCTTATATACCAGGTCAAACTCCTTTTCCGGGAATACCAGATTTTATAAGAAACTTAGATTTCAGTGGCCTTCCTGACTTCTCAAACTTTGATTACGATGACATTATGCGTCAATACAATGACAGAATAGAAATGGGTGAACCAGAGCCAATTGAAAGTTTCTTGCCTGATCTTAGAGATCTTCCTCCAGTTTACGCAGGCGGAACACCTGGTTTTGATATGACAAGAGAATTGACTAATGATCCTAATTATGTACCTCCTCGTAGAGATGCTGGAGCAATGCCTCCATTTGAAGACAAAAATGTTTTTGAGTTACGACAAGAAACAGAGTCAATGGTCAACCCTTACAATCAATTGCCTACAACAGTATCAATGCCCCCAGCACCTGCTCCAGCACCTGTAATGCCCAGTCCTAACAGAGGAAAAGTATTTGATTTAGATAGAACTCCTCCTAACATACCCAAAATACCCAAAATACCTACAATACCTAACATAGATTTTTCAAGCTTACCTAAGTTTGAAATGCCAGAAATTACAAAACCAGTGGTTGGCGGGAGACCAATGATTCCAAACTTTGGAAACATTAATTTAAGATAAACATTACATAGGCAGGAGAGAGCCATGGATAGCGTAAAACTTGCGGAGTATTTTTTTAAGACTCTGCGCAAAAGAGAACAAGATTTAGTTGACAGTCTTTCAGCAGGGAATGTACAATCCATGGAAGATTACAAATATCATATGGGTGCGTTATCGGCGGTTCGCTCACTCATAGACGATTTAAAAGAAACGCTGCATATGGATGATATCGATGAATGACAAAGTCGCAGAAAAAATAGAAAAAAAAGAAGAAGCCTCATCAGAACTTGACAAAGCTTTTGTAAAAGAAGAATCAAGAGTTCTAGACCCCAACCTACTAAATAAATCATTGTTAGACAGAATGCCAACTCCAAGTGGATGGCGTATTCTTGTGCTACCTTATAGAGGCAAGGGTGTTACTGAAGGAGGTATTCAACTTGTCAAAGAAACCGTAGATAGAGAATCTTTATCTACAGTGGTTGCTTACGTTCTAAAGGTTGGACCTTTAGCTTATAAAGAAACAGAAAAATATGGGAACAAACCTTGGTGCAAAGAAAAGGACTGGGTTTTAATTGGCAGATACGCTGGTTCTCGTTTTAAATTAGAAGATGACCATGAAGTTAGAATCATTAATGACGATGACATTATTGGAACAATTCTAGATCCTGACGATATTAAATCTTTATAAGAGAGGTAAAGCATGGCAAATGAAGCAGAAAATTTAGACATAGAAATTACAGACGAGAAGATCGAAAAGGCAGCAGTGCCAGAGAAAAGACGCGTTGAAGAAGAGGTAAGCGATGAAGCTGTTGAAGTTTCATTAGGCAATGATTCTCAAGAAGTTTCTCCTGTAACAGAAGACGAAGTTAAAGAAGACTTTGAAGTTTCTCCTAAAGTAGAGGAACAAGCAAAAGATTTATCTGAGGTAGAGAGGAGAGCATCTCTAGCGCAAAACAGAATTAACAAAGCAGTTGCTCAGGCCAAAGAGTTTCAAAGAAGAGAACTTATGGCTGTTCAATACGCTAAAGATCTTAAAGATCAAAACGAAAAATTAAGACAACAACAGAAGTCTTTCTCCAGTAGTTACAGCGATGAGTTCACCAACAGGGTTGAATCTCAAATGACTTTAGCAAAACAAGCTTTGAAACAAGCAACAGAAGCTCAAGATGCAGAAGCAATAGCTGCTGCTACTGAAGCTTTAACTTTAGCTACTACTGATAAAGCTAGGCTTGAGCAATATTCTCAAGCGCAAAAGCAGTATGAAGCACAAGAAGCTGCTTATATTCAACAACAACAAAATCAACCTCAAGAGCAATATACTCAACCAACTGAAGAGTTTAATGAGCCATCACCTAAAGCCAGAGAGTGGGCGCAAAAGAATACTTGGTTTGGACAAGACCAAGTTGCAACATCAGTTGCCTTTGCTATTCACAAGCAATTAGAGAACGAAGGCTTTGACACTGACTCAGATGAGTATTATAGTGAGATTGATAAGAGGGTCCAACAAGAGTTGCCCCACAAGTTTAACGTGGAAGCGAAGAAAAACGTCCAAACAGTCGCTTCAGCCACACGCAACACATCGACAGGACGCAAACAAAATCGTATTCAATTGACGCCAAGCGAGCAGGCATTAGCCAAAAAGCTTGGAGTGTCATTTAAAGATTACGCAATACAAAAAGCGAGGCTACAAAAATCATGAGCAAGAAAGAGATAAAAGTAACGAGAGCAAATAGTAACGATGACAGAGCTCCTAGAGACTCAGAAGCCAGAAGCAAATCTGAAAGGCCAAAGGCCTGGAAGATGCCTTCAGCTCTTGAGCTTCCAGAAGAGGCTGTAGAAATTGCAAAATCTCAAGGAATTGTTTATCGATGGGTAAGAGAATCTATAGCTGGACAAGATGACAAAACGAATGTCTCAAAAAGATTTCGTGAAGGATTCGAGCCAGTTAGACCAGAGGAACTCCCCGGATTTCATGATTTGCCTATAGTCGATGATGGTCGACATGCTGGAATTATTGGTGTAGGTGGGTTAATACTGTGCAAGATACCAAAAGAAATCGCAGATCAGCGTAATGAATATTTCGCTAGCCAAACCGAAAACCAAATGCATGCAGTAGAGAACGACCTGATGCGTGAAGAAAATCCTGCGATGCCAATCTCAAGAGAGATGAAATCAAGGGTAACATTTGGCGGAGGAAACAAAGGATAACTTTGTTTGCTCTTTAACAATTTTAATTTAGGAAATAACTATGGCAAACCAAGATGCTGCTTTCGGCTTAAAGCCTTCAAGCAAATTGGGTAGTAATGTAAACTCTGAAGGGACTACAGAATACTCAATTGCTTCTGGCGCAAGCGGAAACATATTTTCAGGCGATCCAGTTAAGATGATGAACACAGGTACTATTTTAGTAGCTGCTGCTGGTGATCAATTACTGGGAGTCTTTAGGGGATGCAGATATACCAACTCAAGCGGTGAGGTGATTTATTCAGCTTACTGGCCAGATGGTACTGTCTCATCAGACGCGGTGGCTTTCGTGGTTGACGATCCTAATGCATTATTTGAAGTACAAAGTGCTGCTACAGGTTCAGTTGTGCAAACAGTTGTTGGTAACAATGCCGACATCGTTTACGCTTCTGGCTCAACAGCGGATGGACAATCCGGTGTTGAAATATCTGGAACAACTGCTGCTACTTCAGCTCAACTAAGAATTGTTGGGTTTTCAGGAGATCCTGAGAATAATACTTTAGGTACTGGTTCTCAATCAGCAAACGTTAACATGATAGTCAAAATTAACGAGCACTTCTATGCTCAAACAACTGGAGTATAATCAATGGCTATTAATCGTTCACAATTAGCTAAAGAGCTAGAACCCGGTCTAAACGCCTTGTTTGGGATGGAGTATAATCGTTATGAAAACGAGCATGCGGAAATCTTTGACACTGAGTCATCAGACAGAGCATTTGAAGAAGAAACCTTAATAGTAGGTTTCGGTAACGCACAAGTAAAAGCTGAAGGAAACGGAGTCGCATTTGACAATGCTTCAGAAGGCTATACTGCAAGATACTCTCACGAGACTGTAGCGTTAGCATTTGCACTAACTGAAGAAGCTATCGAAGATAACCTCTACGACAGATTAGGCGCTAGATACACTAAGGCTCTAGCAAGATCTATGGCACACACAAAGCAAGTGAAAGCTGCTTCTGTATTAAACAATGCTTTCTCATCTAGTTTTACTGGCGGAGATGGTGTTGCTTTAGTAAGTACTGCTCACCCATTAACAGGTGGTGGAACTTTCTCAAACAGACCAAGCACTTACACTGACTTGAATGAAACTTCATTAGAAGATGCAATCATTTCTGTTTCAACTTTTGTTGATGACAGAAACATGATTCTTGCTTTGCAAGGAACTAAGTTGATTATTCCACCACAATTACAATTTGTGGCTGACAGATTAATTAACACTCCTGGTAGAGTCGGAACTTCTGACAATGACATCAATGCTATTAAGAACATGGGAATGGTCCCAGAAGGTTATTCAGTTAACCATTTCTTAACAGACAACGATGCATGGTTCTTGAAGACTGATTGTCCTGATGGTTTTAAACACTTCGAGAGATCTCCTCTTTCAACTTCTATGGAAGGTGACTTTGATACTGGCAACGTCAGATTCAAAGCTAGAGAAAGATATTCTTTTGGTTTTTCAAACCCAAGATGTGTCTTTGCATCACAAGGTGCATAAATCCAATTTCATTGGTAAAGGGAGCTTCGGCTCCCTTTTTTTTATTTAAAATAAATATTTGTTTATTTTCAGTTAATAAGTGTATAATCCAAGAAAAGACCGTGAGGTTTTATGAATACAGGATTACATGAATCTATAAGCTTGGCCAACTCTCCATGCAATGGAGTCTGCTCAACTTCCATGGCTCCCTTTGATGATATATGCCAAGGGTGTGGAAGAAACGTTGAGCAAATAAGAGATTGGGAAACATTACCAGAGTTTCAAAAAAAATTAATCAATGTTACAAATTGGTTGAAAGGATATGATATTCGCCAAAAAAACGATAAAATAAATGTTATGTCCGCAGATTCAAAACAAAAAATTAAAGATATTCAAGGTAGATTAATCACCATTCAATCTCTTATAGAGATGGTAGGCAAGGATATGTTAGATGAGTTTGGACATGATCCAGCAATAAAAGAATCATATAAAGCTTTGTTTGACTCTAGAGAATTAATTTTAGAATCAAAAGAACACTTCCCCCAAGAGTCCTAAAGTAGTATAGTTATCTAAACCGAGGTAACTCGTTGCACCAACTGACTCGGCAGACTTACTCCAAGATGGGGCAACATATTTAGTTAGGAGACAATAATGGCTAAATCAACTTTTTCAGGTCCAGTCAAATCATTGGCAGGATTTATTTCAGCAGGTACAAATTCAGTTGTTAGTTTAACAGCGAATACAACCTTAACAGTAGACGATCACGCAGGAAAACTTTTGTTGTGTAATGATGCAGACGGTGCATTTACTTTACCTTCAATTGTTTCAACTGTACCAAGTGATCCTACAGACCCAAACCAAGCTAACAACTTAGGTGCTACTTTTACATTTTTAGTTATTACAGCAGCAACTG